ACGAGCTTTACCACGTCGCCCAAGGAAATCGGGGCGAGGACATGAACCACAAAGGATTTAAGTGATGGCGACCACTGACAAGCAGACGCTAGACGCGAATGATGAAGTCTGCGGCCCGGTCACGACGGCAACCTGGAAACTGGCAGAGTGTAATGCGCGCATTGCGGAGCTGAACGCATGACCAACGTACTCCACGCCGATCAGTCCCGCCCATTCGACGAGGCAGAGCAACTGGCAGCCCGTGCATTCTTCCGTGGCACGGCAACCGGCCCGCAACAGCGGATCATTGCGAACCTGCTCCTGAACGTGCTGGCCCCGATCACGGCATCTGAACCTGCGGTCATGTCAGAACGCTCAGCAGGGTTCCTGGCTGGCCGCAAGTGGGTTGGCTACCAGTTGGCATCCCTTGCAGATATCCGCTTGTTCGAGGCGCGTGAGCCTGACGAATAGGCCATTCACACCGTATCCCCAGCCCCCGTGCATAATGGCAGCATAGAGACCCGAAAGGCCTACTCATGTCTGATGTTACTGCACCTGAAGCCCATGCCGCACCTGCCCCCACAACCGCCCCCGTCGCGGGCGCTCCTCCTGTCGCACCTGTGGCAGACAAGGGAACGCAACCTGATGCTCCTGTGGCAGACGGCCCAGCTCCCGATGCCTCCGACTGGCGCCGCACTCTCGCTGGCGAAGACGACAAGTCATACAAGGACCTGCAGAAATACAACACGCCTGCCGATTTCAACAAGGCGTTCAAGGACACTCAGACAGCCCTGAGAAACCGCGACGATGGCGTTATCAAGCTATTAGGCGAAGATGCCACCGATGAGCAGAAGGCCGAGTTCAACAAGAAGCTGGGCATCCCGACTGCCGCCAAGGATTACAAGATCACGGCTGCCGTGCCGGATGGCCTTGAAGTCTCCGACGCTGATAAGGCGTTTCTCGGGTCGATCACTGAACAGCTTCACAAGAAGGGCGGGTTCCTCGCGACTCCTGAAGGTGTCAACCAGGCTCACGAATTGTACTATGGTCTCCTCGCTGAGCAGACGGCCCAGATGGCGGCTGGTGCTGAGATGGCCCGCGTCCAGGCTGAGAAAGACCTCAAGATTGAGTGGGGTTCGGAGTACGAGATCAACAAGAAGTATGCCGAGGCGGGCATCCAGTCATTCTTCGACGTGGATGACCCTGACGACATTCTCCAGATCACACTCGCCAATGGCAGCGTCCTCGGCACTGACAAGCGGTTCATCAAGGCAATGGCTGCCGCATCGCGCGCCTCTGGCGAGGACCCTGTGTTCCTCCAGACGCTTGTGAGCGGTGACGGCCTGGCAGGTGACAACCTGGATGCGGAGATCAAGAAATTAGAGGGCTATCGGGACACCGACAAAGCCAAATACGCCGAAGTTTCAGCGCCGGGCGCCCGCCTGCAGCAGCTGATGGAGCGTAAAGCAAGATCGGCACGGTAGTACGTACGTGCCTTGACCAAGGGCCTGCCCGTTATGGCGAGGGGTAGATCCAAGGTCACGCAGCTTACCGGGAAACCGGCCCTGCGATAAACTACCCCGGACGCCAACGCGGCCCCCTCACGGGCTTATCCGCAGGCATATCCATTATCGCCCTTTTTTGATTCAACCCAGACAAGGGAACCCTAAATCATGTCTGTAAATACCGTGAGCGCCCTTGAGCGCAGCATGTACAACAACGAGTTCAAGACGGACTTCGAGCGGGAGAAATCCCTGTTCATGAAGGCAGTTCGCTCTGATGGCCTCGACCGCGCCGGCACCATCTACTGGGATGTAACCGGACTGACCGATGAGGCAATGGAACGTGGCCGTGATGGCTCGATCCCCGTCTCTAACCTGGTGAACAGCCAAGTGTCGGACACCCCGAAAGAGTTCTTCAAGAAGTACAAGATCGATGATTTTGATGCTTTCAAGGGTAACCCAAACTACCGCGCCCAGCAGTACCGCAAGGTCATTGCTGCATGTCACCGCAAGTCGGATGCGCGCATTATCGAGATGCTCGACTCCACAACCAATGAGGTTTCGGCCTCTGCTGTTGATCTCGGCACTCTCGGCAGCATCCTGACATGGACCACGCAGCTCTGGGCAAACGATGTCCCTGCTGATGGCCGTGTCTGGGGCGCTCTGACACCGAAGGCCCTCGGCCAGATGATGACTATCAACGAGTTCAAGTCGGCAGACTATACCGCCGTCAAGAAGGTCGATGCTGGCACGGCGGGTTATGGTGAGAATGGCTACTGGAACTGGCTGGGCGTGAAGTGGTTCATGGCCACGAACCTTTCCGGTCTCGGTACATCGACGGCTGATTGCCACATCTGGCATGAAGACGCGGTTGCCCACCAGATTGCTGGCGAGCCAGAGGTTCACATGTATTACTACGAGCCTGAAGACCGCTGGGAAACATGGGGCAAGGTCAAGGACGCTCGCGCCCTCGCCCTGCCTCGTGGCGTGATCCGTGCGATCACCGACGACACCGCAGCCATCGCGTAAGCAAAGGAACCCTGAACTATGGCTTATAATACGAACTATCTCTCTCTGGCTGTTCCGGCTGTTGGTCCTCTCGGCACCAATCTCTGGATCTACCACGGTATCGACGCCACCGGCACTGTTGACACGGTTGGTCACTTCTCTGATGGCGCGGCTCGCGGCATGGAGATTGGCGATCTGGTCTACGCGGTCGTTTGGACAACTGCTGTTCCAGTCAGCACTGCGGCCAAGGCCTCTGCTCCTCCGGCAGATGCCAGCCTCTATGTTGTCATCTCCGTCAGCGGTGACGCGGCAACGGTCTCGACCGAGACGGCCCTGTCTGTGGCTGCCACGGCCTAATAGCGTTCACGCGCTATCACCATGCGGGGGGCTAGTGTTGCACAAACACTGGCCCCTTTGCTCATGGAGAGAACATGACCGCCCACTGCAAGATGGAAAACATCAGCCTCGAAGTCGCAGGCAAGTCGCGTAACAAGTACCTCTGCCGCGTTCCCGTGGATCATTCCATCGAGGAGGTTCGCTCGCCTGAGTATTTTGGCAAGGTGATGGCGTCTGACATGCTGACCGTTGGCGATATCATCGAGATCGAGTGGCAGGACTATTCCCGGTTCGGTGAACTCCAGGTCATGGCTCAGTCCCTGAGCACCAGCCAATGCGTCACGCGCGAGCGGATTGCGCTGACGGATTACACTCCTCAGACGTTCCCGAAAGGCTGGTCCAGCAAATGGCTTGGCGGCGCCGAGCATCACGGGCTGTTCTACAATGGCGAGCCTGTTGAGAAGGAGACGGGCTTCCTGTCGACGGAAGCCGCGTCGATCCGCGCCCATGCTATTGCTGCGACCCGCACAGCTGCCGAGAACACCCGCGCTGCCGTGAAGGCTGCTATTGCGCCGAAGCCCACGAAAGCCAAGAAGGCTGACGCTGAAGCGGAGAGTGAGGCTGCCTGATGGCTACCAAGGCCTCAATAATTAACAACGCGCTCAGGCTTCTCGGTGAGCCTGAAAGCATGGCGCTGGATGAGACCCGCAAGCCGGTCAAGAAGTGCCTGAATGCGTGGGATGACGTTGTTGCCTCCCGGTTCGAGGACCATGACTGGAATTTTTCGTCCTCCACGGTGCTGCTATCGAGTGTCCTGCCGGCGCTTGATGGCTGGGACTACACATTCAACAAGCCTGCTGCATGTGTCCGGCTGCTGAAGGTGACGAATGCAACGGATTTTGAGCGGCCCTCGATCGACTTCGAGGACCGTGGCGGGCGCATCCTGACCAATTCGGAAACCACCTATGCCAAGTACATCGATAAAACCTATTACACGCAGGTGGGAAGCTGGTCGCAGAAGTTCGCTGACATGGTGGCTGCGTGGCTCGCTGATGAGGTTCACCCTTCGACTGACGAGAGCGATGCGGTGCGCGTCCGAATTGGCAAGGCTGTTGATAGCCGCACGGTCGATGCGAAGGCGCTAGATGCACGGGGTGATCCTGTCTATCGCCAGCCAGCCGGGGCATTCGTCACAGCCCGGATACAGGGTATTCGCACGTCAAGGAATTACTGATGGTCAAGTCCAAGAACGAAGTCCTCGCGTTCAACAAGGGCGAGATGGGCAAGGAAGCGCTCGCCCGCACAGACCTTGAGGGCTACGAACGCGGCGCTGAAACCATGGAAAATATCTTTCCGCTCGTTCAGGGGGGCATGTCGAAGATGCCGGGAACGGTGTTTGTCGCCTCCACGCCATCTGATGCGACGGCCCATCTTCGCCCGTTCATATTCAGTGAGACTGATCGGTTCGCAATGGAGTTCTCTGACAATGTTCTGAGGCTGGTGTTTGAGGGCGGGCTTGTGTCGCTGACGGGCGCGGCTGCGACAGTTGGGACATTCACGGACGAAAGCGCGGTTGTTCCGGCGGGTGGCGGCGCTGCGCCAACGCCTGATTATACGTTCACATATGACTTCACCGGCTCATTCTTCGGGGTTTACGCCTAATGTCATCCATCGGGATCGTCGGCTCTGTCATCACATTCACTGGCACGGCGGGCAATATCGCAATTGCGCGATCGTCTGTCACGACAGCCGCGCCAACTGATCTTGTTTCATTCGAGTTCACGATCACACGCCGCCCTCTTGTGCTCCGCGTCGGCACGTCTGCTGGCGGGCAAGAGGTTCTGACGGACAGCCCGTTCCTGCCGGGATTCCACATTGTCAGCTTCACGCCGGGAGTATCACCCTATTATGTCGAGTTCCGCATGGTTGGTGTTGGGACTGCGACTCTTGATGGATTTGCCCGCATTGCGCCGGGCGTCATGGAAATCGAAACGCCTTATCTTGCGAGCGCGATTCCAAGCGTTCGCCATGCACAATCCCTGAACACCGTGTTCTTCGCCGGGGGTGGGGCTGAGATGCAAGTGCTTGAGCGCCGGGGGCAAAACTCGTGGAGTTTTCGCCCGTGGGTCCAGTATGACGGGCCATTCGCGCCGCTCAACCTGACAGATACGACGCTGACAGCTGCGGCGCGCACGGGAACCACGACCCTGACAGCATCGACAGAACTGTTTGCCACAACGGATGTGGGCGCCCTGATCCGCCTGACGCATGACGGCCAGTTTGAGACTGAGGATTTCAGCGCAGTCGATAACCTGACGGATGCAATACGTGTGAGCGGTATCACGACCTCGCGCCAGTTCCAGGTGTCGATCACGGGAACATTCACCGGCACGATCCTGCTGGAGCGGTCGATCGGCAATGAATATTCGTTCGGCACGTTTGCCAGCTACACGTCAGCGACCGCCGTGACGATCGATGATGACCTTGATAACCAGATCATCTATTACCGCTTGCGCATGTCCGCCTATAGCAGCGGGACGGCAACGGTTGAGCTTACCTATGGTTCAGGCGTCACTGATGGTGTGGCGCGGGTTATCACGGTTGACGCTGATAACCAGGTGACGGTCGATGTGATCGAGCCCTTTGCCAAGACGACAGCCACTACGCTCTGGAATTTCGGTGAATGGTCCGTCCGATATGGCTATCCTGCTGCGGTGGCGCTGTTTGACGGGCGGTTATGGACGGCGCGGGGCAACTATTATTGGGGCTCTGCTTCGGATGATTTCGGGAGTTTCGCCATTGGCCCGCTCGCAGATCAGGCGATTGGCCGGACATTTGGCGGGCGCATGAGTTCGACACGCTGGCTGGCTGGGGCATCTCGCCTTGTCGCAGGCCTGTCAGGGTTCGAGGCGGAGATATCATCGAACGCACTGGATGATGTTCTGATGCCTGAGAACGTCAAGTCACGGGGGGTCAAGACACGCGGGTCGCTGGATGCGGACCCGGCAGTGATTGACGATGCGGCTGTGTTTATCAACCGGACGGCCAAGCGCATGTACTGGTTCGGGCCGGCAGACGGGTCATCATCGTTCAGCACAATCGACCTAACGCGCCTGCACAGGCAGATTTCAGGAGCGGGCGGGTTTGTATCGATCGCATACCAGACTGAGCCTGAGCCGCGCGTCTGGGCTGTCAGGGCGGATGGTGAGTGCGGTTGCCTTGTGTTCGATCTTGATGAAAGCGTGGTCGCATGGTGCCGGCTCAAGGTTGACGGCTTTGTTGAAAGCGTCTGCTGCATGCCTGGCGGTGATGAGGACGAGGTTTATTTCGTCATCAAGCGCACTGTTGACGGTGGGACGGTGCGCTATATCGAGCAACTGGCAAACCAGGAGTGGGATACGGTCAGCGAAGCGAACCGGCTTCACGCATCTGCGGTGTATGACGGTGCCGAAACGTCTGTCATCTCCAGCGGACTATCCCACCTTGAGGGCAGGGAAGACGTGTATGTCTGGGGCAATGGTCGCATCAGCGGGCCTTACACGGTTGCATCTGGTGGCATTGCTGCACTGGATTACGCTGTGACATATGCGATTATCGGCCTCAAGTATGACGGGCTCTACAAGGGCCCACGGCTCAACTGGGGTGCTCAGATGGGCTCCAGCCTCGCCACCAACAAGCAGCTTGAGGACGCAAGCGTTGTTGTCCATGAGACGGCAGGCGGGTGCCTTGAGGTCGGATATGATGATTTCACCGACATGGAGATATTGCCAGACCGGGATGATGACGGGACACTGACCTATGACAGCCCGGTCCAGGTGTTCACCGAGGACCGTGAGTTCAAGGTCATGGGCGAAACCAGCCGGGATACACGCCTGACGATCCGCATGTCTGGGGCCGGGCCTGCAACCGTTCTCGGAATTGCGCCTAAGATGAAGGTCAATGGCTAGGGTTGAAGTCCTGACGCGCGCTCATTTTGAGGAATGGGACGCGCCATTTATTCCCGGCACCATCATGGGGTACGCGCTGCGAGACAGCGAGGGTGAATTGCAATGCCTTGGCGGCATCTGGCTGAGGTTCGGCAAGTTCTGGGCGGTGTTTGACAGTCGCGGCACCCCTCCACGATGCGTCCACAGGTTAGCCCATATGGTAGTTATAGCGGCCCGTGAAGCGGGAGTTCAGACGATCTGGGCTGACATGGATGAGCGCAAACCAAGGGCTCGGGCATGGCTGGAGCGGTTCGGGTTTGTCGATACAGGATTAAGCCCTGACGGGCTGCCAAGATGGAGACTGGAACTAGATGGCAGACTCAGTGACGCAGTGCAAACTGACCGAGTGCAAAAGGCCGTCTCGTAGCGCCGGATATTGTTCGGGCCATTATGAGCGCAATCGGAAGCATGGCGACCCGCGACATGGCGGTCCTTTGCGCACATCCAGAAATGCGGCTTCGGACTTTTTGGATATGGCTATTGCTTTTGAGAGTGATGACTGCCTGAACTGGCCATTCGCAAAATATAAAAACGGGTATGGTCGCCTATCTTTGGCGCGCGGCACTACGACTGTCTCGCGGGCAGTTTGCATAGCAGCGCATGGTCAACCAGACGACGACAGCCTTCAGGCTGCACACTCTTGCAACAACCGGGCCTGCTGCAATCCCGCCCACATCCGATGGGCAACAGCAAAAGAAAATGCCGATGATCGGGTGGTGCACGGCACATGGGTCGCCGGTCGGATGGAGATGAGCGCAAAATTAACTCATTCGCAGGTCATTGAAATTTACGAGAGGGCTGGCACGGGCGAGCAGTTGCGGCCTCTCGCGCGAGAGTTTGGTGTTGGGTATGGGACCGTTCAGCGGCTCACCACAGGACAAACTTGGTCTTGGTTGACGGGGGAGGCTGCGTAATGGCGGACCCAGTTACTTTAACCCTCATGGCAGCCGGAACAGCGATGAGTGCAGCCGGACAGATCAAGGCGGGCGACTCGGCGTTGAGGGCGGGCAAGGCTAATCGTGACGCAGCCTATGCCGAGGCGGACAATCTCGATATTCAGGCAGGGCAGGAAGTCGCGGTTGCCTCACATAACCAGAGCATCATTGCCAAGCGGATGAATGAAATCCTCGCCAAGCAGCGCGCGAACGCGGCAGCTGGCGGGGGATCAACAACAGATGCGACAGTCGTGGCAATCCAGAAAGAGGCGGTTGGCACGTCAGTTCTTGACCAGCTGCGTGAGATGGCCGGCGCTGAGGAGCGCGCATCGCAGATCAGGTACAAGGGCGAAGTCACCCGTCAGGGCGGTGATATTGCGCTGGCTCAGGCGAGAGAGCAGCGTAGCGCAAGTCGGCTGGCAGCTGCGACGACGATTGTTAAGGGTGGCGCATCATGGGCGGACAAGTTCGGTGGCGGTGGGACTACGACACCAACCAGCACAGTTCCAAAGGTGGGCGTGAGCTCACAGGGCATTCGAGACTTCTCGGGATACGTGGGATAAATGCCAGTCCTGCCCCGTGATCCCATCCAGAACAGCCAGGTTCGGAACAATATCTCGCCGGTCTCGCAGAACCGTGTCTCGGGCGCTGACCCGATGGCGGATCAGCTGTCAAACACGGGCGCTGCGCTGAATGAGTATGCGACGAAGGTTCGGATATCCCATATCGAGGCTGAGGTTGCCAAGGCTCAGATCGAGAATGAGGACCTGCTGAGCCGGGAATATCGTGCACTTGAGCGGGATACGAATGCCGATCCAGCCACCCTTGAAAGCCGATTTGCCGAAGCGTCAAAGAAGGTTCTGGCCAATACAGGTGCGAACATGTCTTCCCCCATGCACAAGCGCCTGTGGGAAGCTAAGGCACAAGAGACGGTCATGCGGTACGGCCAGAAGACGCGCGAGCTTGTGCGTGTCCGTGAGATCGATGGCGCCAAAGCCAGGACGATGGGCGTGCTGGATGCGTTCCTGAAGCTGGCCTCTGATCCTGAATCCGATCCCACGGTGCTGGAAAATGCCCGTGTGGAGGCATCCGCGCTTGGTCGCGCCCAGCTTGAGAACGGCTTGCTGACCAAGGATGGCGCTGAAGAGTACGCGCTCAAGATACAGGCAGGTGTTGAGGCCGGCACATCGATCCGCAACATTGCGACGATCGAGGGCCTGATGGATGCGGGCGACTCCATATCTCTGGCCAAGGCAAGCCTGCTGCTTGAGGATGCGGAGTTTCGTGCGGGCATTATGCCTGAGCAGCGCGCAAAGCTGGATGATGTGTTCGAGGCGAAAGCGCGAGCCAATACGGTCATCGACAAGTCTGATGAACTTATGAACTTGGCCAAGGATGACTATGGCGCGGCACTCAAGATGGCTCGCGACATCGAGAACAAAGACCTGCGCATAGGTGTTGAACAACGCATTGGCGGGATGAAGTCCCAGAACGATGCTGCCGAGACTGCGACTGAGAATGAGGCGTCCAATGAGGCGTGGAACCTGATCGCTAAAGGTCGCAGCTATGCCAGCATCCCGTCGAGTGTCCAGGCGAATATTCCCGGCACGACAAAGATTGCAATGCAGAACCATGAGATTGCCAAGGCTGCTCGGGCTGCGGCTCAATCTGCTGAAGGCAAGATCAAGACCGATCGTGCGGTGTATTCTGAAATCGCTAACCTGATCGGCAAGGAAGATTTCGTCGGCGCCCAGAAATACCTGTCTGAGAACCAGAACCGCATCAGTGACGCTGACCTTGAGCAATGGTCATTCATGGCCAACAAGGGCGATCCGAAGCAGGCTGAGAGCACGCGCACGCTCGATGCGGCGGCTGTTCAGGCTCTGCGCAATGCAGGCATTGTCCTTGATGGTGACAAGGGTGCCGCAACCAAGGGCGGCATTCTTCAGACTTACGACGCCATGCAACGCGATTATGTCCGCGAAAATGGCAAGGAGCCGTCTGACGACTGGCGCGACGAGACGCTTGAGGCACTGTCTGTCAAGGTCAAGCTGAAGAATCCTGGCGACTGGTGGGCTGGCAAGTCCACACCTCGGGGGCAGATCACCGAAGTCGGTGTAATTCCGAAAGAGCATGTGCAGGCCGCATTGGCGGCGTTCCCAGATCAGGGTGTGCTTCAATCTGCTGATGTCGAGGCGACTTACAAGGTCGCTTTCAACGCTATCGTTGCGCAGAACGGCCAGATGATGGGCGAAACAGCGTTCGATATGTCCCGCACAGCAGGCGAGAATCTTCAGACGGCGATGTATCGGGCAGCGATGGCGAACTTCAGCGCGTCAGGCATCAATCCGACACCTTCTGAAGTCACTGAAATGATGGCTGCCGTTCGGCAGCAGGCGCAACAGACGGCGAATGATCCAGCCATGTCGATGGACGCCAAGGACATGGCGCCTATGGGCGTCTCAGGCGACATGATCGACGGCTTGTCTGGCGCTGCCAATAGCGCAGCGGAGGCTGGTGCCGGGTATGTCGCTGAGAGACTGCGCACGGCTGAGCTGCCGCCAAGGCCGTTTGACCGGATGCGTGAGGCTGAGGTGAGCCGCGAGCAGTTGGCGCAAGATGCCCGTGATCTGGATACTATGCGCGAAAAAGACCTCCTTTGGCAGCGCCACGGTTACACCAGATATGGTGGTCGCAAGATGACGGCTGAAGAACTCGCGGCCGCTAAAGGCAAAGGCGCTAAATGACCCCTGAAGAACTCCTCGCAGAAGCCAAGCGCCGCCGTGAAACAGGCGAGGTTCCTGCTGAGCAGGCGCCGATGATGACGCCAGATGACCTGCTGGCTGAGGCTAAGCGTCGTCGGGCAGAAAGCGCACAAGGCTCGCTGAGGGCCACACAGGACATGCAGCCAGACCAAGCTGCTGAGGTCATCGACCTGTCCAGTCGCAGGGGCATCGACTTCGGCACGGCATGGCGTCAACGCGATACGATCAAAGCGGCAGAGCAGGAGACGGCAACGGGCGCTATCCTGAGCCGGTCGCCCAAGCTCACCGAGTCCCTGACGGACCCGCGCTTTGCGGCGGTGTCACGCGATAGCCTTGAACAGCTGGCAGAGATCGAGGCGCGGATTGCGGGCAAGAAGAATGCCCCCATTGGTGCTGGCATCACAGACGCCGTATCGAATGCGCTCACCACAATTTATCGCGGCCCGAAGCCTGAGAACAAGGCGAAAGACGGATGGCTGGAAAATCCGGTCAAGCAGACGGGCGACCTTGGCCGGTCCTTTGCCGCAGCTGTACCGCAATCAATCGGTAGCGGCCTCTCTGGCCTTGGCGATCTCTATAACGCCTATGTTGAGATCGGAACGAATGTCGTCCCTGGCGCTCGTAAGCTGGATGAGGCTGAGGCCCAATGGCGCGCCGATCAGGGCGATTCCGACTTGGGCAGGCTGTATGATGCGGTCGCGCCTTATGCTGGCCCCGGTCGCGTGGCAAGTCAGGTTGGCGGAACCGGCAAGGATATTGGCGAAGCGTGGGCACCGGATAATCAGGGTATAGAGGATCATATCATCGGTGGCCTTGGCCAGATACTGACGACATTTCTTCTCTCGGTTGCTTCGGGCGGCACCAGCCTCGCATCAGGCATGTTCCTTGGTATGGGCGCCGATCAACAGGCCGACGCCATGCGCGTTCGAGGAATTGACCCATCAACACAGCCCGCCGCTCTATCTGCGGGCGCTGCCGTTACCGGGCTTTCGGAAATGGTCCGTCTCAACTCGATCATGAAGATTGTTCCGGCAGGAATGCGCAGCAAGGTCGTTTCTGCCGCACTGGGGCGTACTGCTTGGCAGGCAGGCCAAGAAGCTGTTCAGGAGATCGGTGAAGGTATCGGCCAGAACCTCATCACGCTGGGCTATGACCGGGAGGCTCTACTCTTCTCGGGCTTGCTTGAGCAGGGCGGAATTGCTGCTGCCTCTGCTGGCCTGTTCCAGATGCTGATTGAAATCTCCCTGCCGGGCAAGATGCGCGGCTCAAGGGCGCAAGACGCTCATGAGCGTATGGGCAATGTCCGCGATGCCGTCGATGCAGCTCCCGTGTTCCAGCGCCAGCGTGAAGCCGTGCGCCAGTTTGTCGAAAACTCCACTGAAGGCGAGACGGTGCTGCTTGATGACGAGGGTATTCGCCTCATGCAGCAGGATGACCCGGAAGCCTTCAGCGCGCTCATGCAGCTTCTCGAAGTCAATGATGAGCAGATCATGGACGCGATCGAGAACGGCAATGACATCGAGATCGACGCCTCACGCCTGCTGACACTGCCCGATCGCGCACAATACGACCAGTTGGCCGACATCATGCGGACTGAGCCGGACGCCATGACGATGGCCGAGTTCCGTGACCAGGCTGAAGCAGATGCCAATGATATCTACATTGAAGAACTGAATGCCCGTTTCGATGCGGCCACGCAGGCCCTTGAAGGGTTCGAGAAGGTCGAGGGCGCGGTCAAGCAGATGTTGCTTGAGGCGGGCCGCAGCCCGCAAGAGGCAGAAGCTGCCGGCGCTGTATGGGGCGCGGTATTCCGCAGGCTTGCTGAGGACGGCGTTAACGAGCAAACCATATTCGACAAGCTGAAACTTCGCGTTCAGGGGCCGCAACCAAAGTCTGAGCGCCTGCCTGCGATGAAAGAGCCGCAATCCCTGTCGCAGTTCATCCGTGCGCAAGGTGGCATCAGGGAACGCATAGGCGAGGGCGCTGAGGGCGAACTGACGCATATGGCGGGTGAGGTCCAGCGGATTACCGGAGGCGAGCCACGCGGGCTCCTGAACAACAAGAGCGGTCGATTTACAGACGATATGGTCCTTGCTGCGCAAGAGGCTGGGTTCGACGTTGCTGATGAGCAGGGCTTGCTTGATGCTCTGGCCCGCGATGTTGGCGGTGAGAAGGTCTATGCGAACTATGATGGCATAGCGTGGAGTGAATACCAGACAGCCAAGGCGAAGCAGGACGAGGCTGACGCTGAGGCGGGTGCTGAGGTACTGACGCAAGCGCAGAAGAATGGCTATGCGGGGACCGATATTGAGGGCGCGACTGAGTGGGAAGCCGCGCGTATCAAGGGCCTCGACATGTCCACCGAGGCTCGCATGGCGCGCAAAACTGCATGGCAGGCAGAGAAAAACACTCCCCCAGATATTGCGTCTAT